CCAAAGCCTTGCGGTAACGAGCCATGGTGTCGTGTGTTAAATCAATACTATCTTGTAGTGTCTCTGCATATTCTCCAGCCATACCTTTGTTCCAACGACTAGGTTCGGGTGCATCTAGTTCGTCTCCAACACACCAAAGTTCATCTGGTTTATAATCTTGGATAAACTCTAGTGTGGCATCTACGGTTTTATCATGTTGATAGGGTATTTGTAAGTCGCTTAGGACTACTACCCTCTTTGTTTTGTTTACCATTAGGTATACCTTCCCATTGTCCGCGTTGGACTAGTAACCCAATTATGGCATAGTTTGCAAGGTCAACCAATGTATCTTCGATGCTTTCATAGTTCGGCGTGTCGTTATCCCCAAGGTGGGCTAACCGTGCCAACTTGTCATACATGCGCACGCGCAGTCCATTCATAGCGCCGCCAGGTGCACCTGCTATATTCATTGGACCGTAATCTTCGTGTTTTTTATATAGAATTGTAAGTAACTCAGTTGTAATTGCTTTAGCATCTTCAAGGTTTTTCATTTAAAATACTCTCAATTCCTTTATCAAAGTTCTGCATGGTGTCCTTCACCATAAACTCTTCAAAGACCATGTCTGCCTTATCATCTTTAACTGATGTTAAGATTGCAGCCAGTCCTATAAGCAGGTCTTTGGCTTCATCTACATCATGGTCTAAGGTCTGATACACATCATGTAATGCACCTAAGATATTAAGCACACGCTTTTCTGATACAGGTATACCAACCGTATACTGCATGTGCTTGATATGTTCCCAGATACTTTCATCCAATGGAAATGCATTCGTTGATTCGCTCATCTACCCATTCGCTCCCTCGTTTCACCATCATGCTATTGACATCTTCGCCTTCTGGCATGCTGATTATGTTGACGTTACCTAGTTCTCTACTTATCTTCTTGCCGAACTCTAGTCCTGCTGCATCTCCGTCTGCTAGTACAATGACTATTTCAAAGTCATCTAGTATCTTGGCATAGTGTGGCTTCCAGTTGTTAGCACCTGGGATACCAATGGTTGGATGCTGAGTCTTGACACCCATCATAATACAATCGAACTCGCCTTCGGTTACGCAAATGTATTTGTCTGCTACAAAGCAAGCCTTGGTATTAAACATTGTAGTCTTAGCACCAACTAATCCCATATACTTAGGGTCTTCGTTATGCATAGCACGGAATCGTATATCAACTACACCTGATGGTGTGATGTATGGAATTGCTAATCTGCCTTTGTAAGGCTCATGCCCTGGTAGAGGGTCTACGACCACTCCCAGATGAAATATGCTTGCCTCTTCTACCGAGAGATGACGGCTTGACAGATACTCTGTTGCTAGTTCTATCGTTCCCGCGTACCTCTGTGTTGCCTGAAGCAAGAACTGACGCTGCGAATTTGACAGCCTCACGATAATCGCCACCTTCCTTATACATAATTAGAGAGAACGTATCACCCTTAACGCCACATCCGTGGCAAACAAAAGCGTTTTTATCAAAGTTAACTGCTGCACTTGCATGTGTGTCTATATGAAACGGACACTTCATCTTGCGCCAGCCGTTGCCCATAGAAGGCACGGCTGCGCCTATGTAGTGAAGATACTCTTCAATGCTTGGCTTCTCCAAGTGCTCTCCTTAGTAAGTCTATCCATACATGTGCAGGCATGGTGCAGTACCAATCGCCAGGACTTCCCCTACCCTTGCGCTTGTGCCATACCACGCCTGTCCATGCTTTGTCGTTAGTCATCTCGACTATCAACTCTTCTGTCCACTCTGACAACTTCATTGTCGCGTGGTTTTTGATTTCAATTGTAACTCCAGGTATACCAGATATGTCACCCTTATCTAGCGTAGCACCAGCCAATCGTCTATCGGCATACTGAAAGCCATTCTCTTTGAGATATGCAACCACATCTCGCTCTGCTCCAGAACCTTTAGCCTTGGCTGCGTTACTCATTATTCTCCCCAGTATTTCATAATAATAGTAACTGCAGTATGAAGACTGCAATCGCAATCTCCTCCTACTTTTTCCATCTCTTCAAAATGAGAATCATTTTCTTCCCATATTGAAGTTACTAATTCACCAATTGTATATGGTTTGTAGTAAGTCTCACTCATTATTTTCTTCTCCTACTATATCGAAATCTGCATAGTCGGCTATTTGACTGCTATATTCATCTCGTACATGTTCGATAGCCGCTTCCATAACGTCATCTTCTGTGTCTGCTATGTTTATGTAACCAGTGTATACAAACTTAACTTCAATCATACTGTCATTTCTGGTTGTCTATAGTCACGCACTACATCCTCAAGATACATAGAGCCAGGCTCAAATGATAATGAAAGATACGTAGCACCTGTGTGGTCTGCTTTACCATAGCGATTCTTAACAGCGGCTACACACAAGTATGCATCTTGCCCCTGCATCATCTGACCCACAGTTAACACCATAGCAGGAATCTGTGCGACCTTGCCTTGCAACGCTGAGCGTGGCTGACACGGATAACCTGGTGCACTCTCCTGCGTATGGTGTAACACTAGTACTGCTGCATTGGTATCACGTGCAAGATACTTTAACTCTTTCATAACTTGACGCATACCAGCAAACTCTTCATGCCCATCAATTGCAATATCCATAAGGTTATCTACAACTATAAGAGTTGGGCTTCTACCCCACATGGTTTCAAATGCAGATACTTCTTCATCTAAATCCTTGAGGGTAGGGCTAGGCTCAAACGACCAGTAAAGATTACTGAACTCCCGAAGAAGTGCTTCTGCTTTGTATGGGTCTGTCTTAAGCATGTACTCAGCATGTGCCTGAGTTATCTTAGCCTTCATAGCAAGCAAACGCATTGCCATTGTATGTGCATTGGTATCAGCAGAGAAATATAATGTTGGTTGTTTTAGTCTTGCTGCGATATGCAATGCAATAGATGACTTACCTGCGCCTGGAGTACCTGCTATGACGGTTACTTCTGCTCTACGCAGAATGATTCCTTCTCGCTGGAAAGCCTGAAAAGGTGGGGGTAATGGTTCTCCCCCCACCTCTGGCTTGCCTATACTACGGCGAAGTGTTTTCATTTATCCCTTTGTACTGTCTGGTTGGAACGCGTTCCACTCAGGTTGATTCTGCTTAATGTACTGGGTTGTGCATTTAGTTGGGTCGCCTTGCTGTGCTGGACAGAAGTGACCCTTGTATGGACCAAACTTACCTGTTAGCCCGTGGATACGTGTCATTGTTCCATGAGGACACATACGCTGTCCTGTTCCATTACCCATAGATGTTGGTGTTTCACTAATTACTGTGCCACCCAGTGTGTTAGCAATCATGCCAACTACTGGTGATGGTGGTACTGCAGCATTGCCTGCTCCACGTACGTTTAGTTCAATCTCTTTAACTGCATCTGCAATTGTAAAGATACCTTGTGCAACTAAGTTGCCCAAGTCTTCTGGTGTTTCTGCACGCAAGGTAACAAGTGTACCTGCTGCTGTCTTAGCGGTAATGCTAATCGGTGCTTCTGTTGATGACATACTACTCCTTGATTGATGTGACTAGATTTTTCTTAGTGTCTCTGAAGGCTCTAACCTTCATTGCTAATTGTATACCCTTCCAACCTTCTTTGATATCAACGAAATGTAATTCGCATTTACCTGAACCTGCTGGTAGGTGGACGATGATTCCTCTATCTTGATTCACATCACCCCAACTGCCACGGGTTGCCGTAGCAGGGTCATACGGCAAGCCGTGTGCGTAAACTGCTAACTGCATTGCTATCTTATTAGGATAAGAAATGCTACCAGTTTTTAAGTCAGAGATAAACAGTTCACCTTTGTATCTAACTATGCGGTCAGGTGTACCTGCTATCTTGTACTTATCTAACACGCAGAACTGTTCGATGTTTACATTCTCAAAGTTTTTAGTTGCATCAGAATACGCTTGTATGTCTGCAATATAATCCTCTGGTATGACACCTAAGTCCTGACCTCTATCATGTTTCTCTGTCAGTGTATGTATGGCTGTGCCAATTGTAGCCTGCTTGGTAGCACCTGCTGCTTCCATTGCATCTTCAACTAACTTGTCCATCTCCAACTTGTTGTCACGTTGTGCTGATGCAGCAAGCAACAGGTCAGGTCGCAATGTTAAACCTGCTGCTGCCATTCGTAACTTCCATGCTACTAATGCAGTGCCATCATCTAATGAACCTGCGACTGTAGTAGTACGTGTGTATGGTACTGGCTTACCACCTTTAGGTGGCACGACCATTGGTCTGCCATATCTATCTCTAGGTATTTCTATTTCCGACATACTTCTCCTTTGATTAAAGAACTAGCGGGGGTAGGACAAGGAGAGAGCCAAAACCTACCGCCCACTAGTTGTCCCCATCTTAGCATAGGTGACGGCTATGCATTGATGTCATTGCCGCAATGCGGACAAAGTTTTTTCTTTTCTATATATAGTTCATGCATTACTTTATCTGTAAACATAATGTCCATATATATCTTGCATCTGTTTCGTACTCTTGTTGTTCTAAGTATAGCACCAGATTTATGTAGTACTGACAAAACTCCACTAGCCGTGCCGTGATGCATGTCGGTTAGTTCGCTTAACTCTTTCCAGGTTAAGCCCTGACTACCTGCTTGTTTTATATAGGCTAACGCTTTTTGCTGGTTGTTATATTCCTTGCCAGTGCGCAGGTTTACTAGTGCTCTTTCTTTACTAGTATCTGTGCCTGACCAGCCAGCAGTACCGTTGTATGGTACGTATGCACTACTCATTTAGTATGGTCCTTCATCGAGAGGCAAGGACCAGATATCTCCCCAACCATCTATTTTACGCTTGAGAGATATTTTTCCATCGGCTCGTATCTCTACTAAGAAATACTCAGCGCCCTCATTAAAGATTGCTTGAGTAACTACTGGTGTTTGCATTAGTCTCTTTCTTCTACATCAAGTACTTCAATTGTATCTACATCTATATCTGCAGCATAGCAATCGACTGACATGTTTTCACTGATAACATTATCAATCTCATCTTCATCTTCTACATCTATTTCAAATGTACCTGTGATTGTAAATGTTCCACGATACTTGGTTGTAAGTTTTGCGCAACCGATAGCGTCGAGTAACTCATTAACTTCAGACTTGTTGACTGTCTGCTCACCGTCATTCCATTCACCTTCACTGAAGAAGTCACGGACAGCATTACGTAACTCACGCATTTCTTTGCGCTGATTGTCGTTGACTTGTTGGATTGCATCTATATCCTGCGTTCTCTTTTTAAAATGCAGAACTTCTGCTTCTGTATATGTTACCGCTGATTGTGTAGTACCGTCGTCATTTGTTGTGTTGATTGTGATTGTGTTCATGTTTCCCTCTCGTTGTTTGTGTGTGCTCCGTGTTCGCCATTGGCGGAGCAACCCAATGGGATGTCCCTTATATAAGAAAAGATTAATCATATAAGTTCTGCGTTTACCCATGCTAGGTAAATCTATACTGTAAGCACTAGGTCTAGTGCTTTATCTTTAATGCGGTCATTGCGTCCACTAATGGTGGCGACTGCACGGCGGTCAGCGCCACCAGAACCATAATGGTCTGCGTGTTCAATGACTGCTTGCCATACACCAAAGGCTGT